GGTGGTCTAGGCATTGGGGAGCAAGCTCCGCAAGGGGCCCAGGACCCATGCCGAATATTCAGTCCCAGAAGGATTTCCGGACATTAACCTGTTCGCTATATCTAACTGGCGATTGAATCGCCCTCCTTTACCTCTTGGGTTAAGAGAGGTGGAGTCCGTCCAGGCTCTATAAACCTGGATTTCGGCCCTAGTTCCATCTAGGTGGTAGTATCGTTCATCTCTGCTCGGCCTTCCGGTTTTAATCGGAGGTGCTCTGAAGAGAATGGACGTTACCGAAGAGGGTCCCTCCCTTGACGGCAGCCGAAAGCTGTTACCTTTTAGGTGGTAAAATCTTTACAGCTCCCGCTCTGGGAACGACTTTAGTGCAACCCCATGCACTCTAGGAATTATCCGTAGTCTAGAAATAGATCAACGGACCCCAGAGGCAAAGAGGACTGACTAATTCGGTATTGTCGCGTCTGGTTCGAAAGAACCCATCACCTGATTGAATAGGTCAGAATGATGTGAATCTTAACCTTACGGTCGGGATTCCAGAATGGACGATACGTCTATCGAAGTGGGACTAGGTGGGTAGTCAGGAGAAACGACCTTAAAACAGTCCTTTCGAAATCTACTCAAAGACCAGCTCGCCGAAGCGACCTGCTCCCCGAATTTATTCGGAAAGAGACCGGTCAAAAGGTCTACTCTTTAACTAAAATGTCGAAATGAATAAACTATATAACATAATTTATCCAAGTCTAATTAAAGTTTCAAGAGCTTTCCATTCTACAAGGAAATGGCATCAACGCCCGGATCATCGGTTGTATAAACAACTCGACTGGAATCAGATTAAGGGAGGCCACTATGCAGTGGTCGATCCAATGGATCCCTCCAATATCTTATATCTGTCCCCGCGTTCATACATTTCTGCCCAGAAAACCTGGATCAGTAATGATGTAGCAGTGGTAGTTTTAGCTACTCCAACAGACACTCCAGTTGACCCGTCCTCTTCATCTAACGATCCAAACCTTAAGGGTTCCCCCAAAAGGTCCCAGCATAGTTTTTTGAACGATGGCTTGGGCTCTAATCGAGATGCTAAAGGACGTATATGGGGACTATTTACTAGTCCTATGATTAAATTTATTAACCATTACGTCTCCAGCAAATCGGCTAGAGTGAACCGAGAGATTAGCGAGAATATTCCTCAGCCCGCGGTCGAAGTCAATGAGGGAAACCTCAGGGACTTAACCTTGGAGTGGGGGCACCTCCTTCACTTCAAGCTCTTTGGCCTGGCATCTGGACAAGGATTTCGTGACTCGTTGAATGGGTTCGCGGAGCACGTCCTGTTAATCTTCCGTACACAAGGCGGACTCTCCCTAACTAAAAGACTTAAAGTCTATGCCCTTGTTATAAAGGCGTTCTTAGGGAAAAATCCTTATACCACAACTGCAAAGTTGGGTATTCGGATCCGCCTGTGTAATGGATTACCCAGAGCATTACCACCCAGAGCGCGCAGCGTACTCCGGTCACGCCCGGTTCAAAGTATTCGATTATGGATCTCCTTGATCCATTATTATAAGGCAATGGTCGTGAAAACACCAATGCCGGATCTATCTGGAGTCATCTCGACTCCTGTAGTTCTCCCAGAATGGGTTGTACAAGAGTTTACTTTGTTCCAAACAAGGTTTTTAGACTTGTTTAAGGACGTGTTGAACCGAAAGCCTAAACCAGACTATTCGGAACCAGAGTTTTACTCCTCGTTCAAATCGGGGCCTAATATGAGACCTGCATTAGCCGGGCTGTTGCCCGATCTATTTGCTTGGTTTCGTCTTTTGGCTATCCGAGATGGATGGATGAGTGAAACTCTGAACCAGAGACCGTTTTCCAGTAAGACAACTGTGAAAGATCTTGTTAAGATTGCTCTTGACTTGATTGATCACGCGGAGTCACTGATCACTTCAGCTCTTAATGATTCTCAAGAGAGTATCACTACCCTCAAGTTAATCCCCCTATTCCGCTTTTCAACGGTTTGGGGCATCAACAAGTGGCTGTTAAAGGCCATCTTGAAGATGATACCAGAGATGAAGTCTCAAATTACTGATCAAACGGGTTACAACAAGGCTGCCGGCGAATATGACTTTATGGCTTTATATTTAGATATGGAGCGTGAGGCCAAAGGTGAAAAACCTGAGGCTCCGCGCGCTAAATCGAAACTTAGAGCTTCTAAAGGCGTATACGACTGGCATTCCGAGTTGTTCGCTGGGCTCAGCATGGAGAAAACCCTGCCTGACTTCTATGACACTAAGTCATCCCAACCGTTCAGCGATGCTCCTGGAGTCAAAACGTCCGCGACTTGGTCGTGGATGTCTGACTTCAGTGAGGAGCTAAGTAAACCTCTCTTAACCAAACTGGCTTTTTTACAAGAGCCGGCAGGAAAAGTTAGGGTTATTGCCATCGTTGATTGGTGGAGTCAGCAGACCTTAAAGCCGATCCACGAATGGCTATTTTCACTTTTGGCATCACTTCCAACGGATGCTACCTTCTCACAAGAAGGTAGTCTCCGGTCGTTCGCTAAAGAGGTCGGTAAGAATGTATATTCTTTCGATCTTAAAGCTGCGACGGAAATGATTCCTCAAGAGTTATACACCATCGTGTTAGGGGCTTTTTGGTCACAGGAGAGAGCCTCGTCTTGGATGGCCTTGTTAACTGACCGATGGTTCAATTATTGTTACAGAGACCCCGTCTCTAATGCAATATTGAAGTCTGGAGTAACCCGGTACCGTCGGGGACAACCCATGGGGGCTTTGTCCTCTTGGGCCTCGATGGCTATCGTTCACCATTCGGTGATCCAGTACGCTGCCGCCAAAGTACAAATGTACCCCTTTTGGGGATACAGGATACTAGGCGACGACATCGTAATCGGGGATAACAAGGTTGCCCAATCCTACCTTGCGGTTTGTGATCTCTTACAAATCCCAATCTCCCTTCCAAAATCCCTTCAATCATCTAATGGGTTCTTTGACTTTGCGTCTCAGATACTCCAGTATATGAGGAACTTCTCACCAATTTCATTGCGTGAGGAGCTCTCGGCTTACAATCCTTGTAAGCGCGTTGAAATGGCGTTAAGGTTGGTCAGAAGGGGGCTAGTAGATTTCAGCAAACCCGGCTGGTTTTCTGCCTACCTGAAGCTTGTCGTGTGTCCTACTGTCTATAAACAGATAGTGGATGCAAGAAAGTTAGGGAAGTTAGATATAGCTGCTAAGGTGGTCTTAATTCAGACCTTGGGTACACTTGAGCTCTTACCTTTACGGTTTGGGCTTGAGGGTATGCCAAGGGTCACGATTGTAGACTCGATCAAGGCGTTAATGCCTACGATGAGTCTCTTTCGGACTGATTTTAAGACTTCACTTAGTCTTGGAAATGATAGGGTTAACGAGGCAGCTAGGGATATAGCCTGTGAGGCTATCGGCTATCGAGCCGATATCGTCTACAGGAAGTATCTCGAGCTGAAACCACTCCTTTCCTCATGGAAAGGGTGCTCGTCACCTGCGGGGCTATCGACCTTAATTTGGACGAGTTTGTCTCCAGATCTAAAATATCTGAGCAAGCTTCTGACCTGCTTCCCAACTCTTAAAAACAAGGTAACTTGTTATACAGAGTGGGAGGAGAAATATCGTCGTCCATTAAAGACGATACAGGTCTGTTCAAGATTAAGACCTATGCCCGCGGATCTACTTGAACATACGTGTGAAGCAACTCTTGACGAGTTGTGGAACACAGTATGCCAGGCAGAAACCGAGCTTCTGGTATCACCAGAAATGGTGCTTGGGGTAGCACCAGCAGTCGTTCCAGTGAATCCACTGAAACCGACTGCCAAGGAGATTTACCTTTCAGGTAAATTCTTCTTGCGTCTGGGGGTGTACTCTGACATCACGTCTCTGTGTACTCACGATGAGTCACTTATCCTAGGGATACCAGGCTTAAGATCCGCGACTGAGGCTATTCACCTCAATCGAGAATCGCCTAAAAGGGACAACTCCTCCGGATAGGTTAATCCGGATAAAGCTGGCCACAGTGAACGGCCCCCAGCAGAAGACTGGGTTAGGTTCTGTACCGTCTAGGTAAATGGTCTCTTCGGAGAAACTAGAGTGAGTCATTTCCACTCTAGACCGG